TGTAGAAACTGGCTGGGATGTAAAGTTTAAGCGAGTCAAGACTGGCCCCCTTCCTTATAATGTAGAGTACCAAGTACAGGTACTTAAGTGCAAGTCTCGAGCTCTTGATGAAGATGAGCTTGGACTAATTGCTAATCTGAAGTCTATGGATGATGTTATGCCTCGTCCTACTCCAGATGCACAAAAAGAGTTGCTCGACAGAGTACGAGAAGGCGCTAGTAATGATACTAATGTCGATGAAGAAGCACTAGAAAATGAGTTTAACATTGCATGATTCTTTTTACAGCAGACTGGCACATCAAACTGGGACAGAAAAATGTCCCGGTTTTTTGGGCTATAAATCGTTATACTAAATTTTTTGAACAGATTCACAGTCTGGAAAAGATGTGCAATATGCATATCATCGGGGGCGATCTATTTGATCGCTCACCTTCTTTAGAAGAACTAGAGCTTTATTTTTCTTTTGTAAAACACGTTAAGATTCCTACCGTAATTTATGACGGGAATCATGAAGCTACAAAGAAAAATAAAACATTCTTCACACAACTAAAGGAAGTAACAAGAAATATTAATCCTTTAGTACAAGTTGTAGATATTTCTTATGTAGATTGTGATACGGGCTTTAGCATTTTGCCGTATGCAGAACTTCATAAAAAAGATATACTAGATCATTTTCCAAAACATTATCCGTTATTTACTCATGTTCGTGGTGAAATACCTCCGCACGTCAAGCCAGAGCTGGACTTAGATTTGTTCGAAGATTTTCCCGTCGTCTTTGCAGGCGACTTACACGCCCATAGTAATACTCAACGAAATATTGTATACCCCGGGAGTCCAATGACAACTTCTTTTCATAGAAGTACAGTATCTACAGGGTACTTACTTATAAATGAAGAGGACTGGTCATGGATTTGGGAGCCTTTTGACCTTCCACAACTGATCCGTAAAACGGTACAGACCGAAGAAGAAATGGTTCCTACAGACTACGATCACACTATATATGAGATCGAAGGAGACATACAAGATTTAGCAGAAGTTAAAAACTCTGATCTTTTGGACAAGAAAGTAGTACGAAGAAGCTCTGAAGCAACACTACTACTAGAAAAAGAAATGACAGTACAAGAAGAATTAACAGAATATTTACAATTTGTTTTAGAAATAGAAGAAGCAAAAATACCAGAAATTATAGGAACTTTTAATGATTACGCTTCGAAAGTTACAATGGAATAACTGCTTCAGCTATGGCCCTAACAATGAAATAGATTTAGATGGACAGACTGTTACTCAAATCTTAGGTACAAATGGAATGGGAAAGTCTTCTATCCCTCTTATTATTGAAGAAGCACTGTACAATAAAAATTCAAAGGGCATAAAAAAAGCAGATATTCCAAATCGTTATTTAAATAACGGCTACGATATAATCTTAAACTTTACAAAAGACAACGATGTTTACAGAATTACTGTGAATAGAAAGTCCAATATTAAAGTAAAGTTTGAAAAAAACGGAGAAGATATATCTAGCCATACTGCTACAAATACATATAAGTCTATTCAAGAAGTTATCGGTATAGACTTTAAAACTTTTTCTCAATTAGTATACCAGAATACTAATGCTAGTTTGCAATTTCTTACTGCAACTGATACTAATCGAAAGAAATTTTTAATAGAACTCTTAGCACTAGAAAAATATGTTGAATTGTTCGAAATATTCAAGGCAGCTGCTAGGGATGTTTCTATGCAAATTAATACCATTGATAGTCAGGTAAAAACGATTGAAAAATGGTTGCAAGATAATAAATTGAGTGATACGAATGTACTTCCCATGTTAAATTTAGAAATTGACACGGAAGAAGAAGAAAAAGAGTTCCGATTTTTAACGAAAGAAATTGAAAATATTTCTGAAAAAAATAAAAAAATTTCTAAAAATAATCAATATATAGACTTATTGAAATCAATAAATCTATCAGAAGCACAAAACTGTACGGTCACAGAAAAAGTTTCATATGATAACTTACAATCAGAATCAGGAACTCTCAGCGGGGTCGTAACGGGGTCTAAAAAACTGTTAGACAAGCTGAATAAGCTCGGAGATCATTGCCCAACTTGTGAGCAAGAAGTAGACTCTGAGTTCAAAGAAAACCTAATTCTTACAGAGTCACGAAAAATTTCTGAAGCAAGGGAGCGACAAGATGAAATTGCCGGAAGAATATCGAAAATTAAACGAGACAATGCAGAGTTCGATAGAGCCAGAAAAATTGAAAAAGAGTGGGAGGAAGTTTACAGAAGTATTGACAGAGATCTCCCAGTGGCCGTATTGGACAAAGACGAGCTGGAAAAGCGCTTGGCTAGAGTACGAGATGACTTGGGCCGAAGAAAAAGCGAAATGGCGGACGCTGCGAAAGAAAATGAAAGAAGAACAAGGCACAACACCCGAATCCAAGTAATTCAAGAACAAACAGAAGACTTTTTGTCTCAGCTTGAAAAAGCAAGTGAAAATTTAAAAGAAGTAACTGCTTTATCTTCTAACTTAGAATTACTTAAAAAATCTTTTAGTACTAACGGCCTTCTTGCATACAAGATAGAAAATCTTGTAAAAGAGTTAGAAGAGCTTGCAAATTATTATCTAGCGGAACTCTCAGATGGAAGATTCACGCTAGAATTTGTTGTTACAAACGATAAACTAAATGTTCAAGTAACCGACAATGGAAATATTGTAGATATTCTTGCGCTCTCAAGTGGAGAGCTAGCAAGAGTAAATACGGCTACTCTAGTTGCAATTCGTAAACTTATGAGTAGCATATCTAAATCAAGGATTAATGTATTATTTCTGGATGAAGTAATAAACGTTCTTGACGAAAATGGTCGAGAAAAAATGGTAGAAGTATTGCTTAAAGAAGAGTTAAATACTTATATTGTGAGTCACGGGTGGAGTCACCCACTGCTTGAAAAAATAGAGGTTATTAAGTGCGACAACGTCAGCAAGCTAGAGTATTAAACAGACAACTATCACATCGTAGACAATGGAGTTTACAGGAGAGCAAGGAAGATGAGAGAGAAAATAATCACAGCTCTGAAGGCGAAGTACTTCGGACAGATAGAGGAAGCGAGAGCAAATATAGAGATATATCTGGCAAACCCAGTTGGTATTGGAGAACATCCAGAAATACTCGACGCCATTGATAGTCAAGTTGCTAGATTGGCAGAAGCTCAAGAAAAATTTCAAGCATTAGAAGAGTTTTCAAATGGTTGATAGCAGAGCGAAAGGTGCCCGAGGAGAGTACCTAGTGCGAGATATGCTTCGTGAGTATACAAATCTTCAGTTTGAAAGAGTACCTAATTCAGGTGCTCTTGAATACTTAAAAGGGGATTTATATATTCCTCACGAAAAAAATAAATTTTGTATAGAAGTTAAAAACTATGCAGACTCTCCTCTTACTGATAAAATATTTACAGCACCTAAAACGAATAATCTTATTCGCTGGTGGAATAAATTAAAGGTACAAGCAGAGCAAGGGAATCAAGAGCCCTTGTTATTTTTTAAATATAATCGTTCTCCTGTATTTGTAGTTACAAACTCACCACCAGAAAGCACAAAACAATATGTATTTATTTGCTTTTTGCAATGTTTCGTACTTTTAGCAGAAGAATGGTTAGAACATGAAAACCCGGAGTTTTTATAATGGCATTTAGTTTTGGGGATAAATTATCCGAAGACTGGCCCTACTGCACTTTAATTGTTGATGCACTAAATTTAGCGTTCAGATGGAAGCATCAAGGCAGAACAGATTTTAGGTACGAATTTGAAAATACTGTTCAAAGCCTAGCAAAGTCTTATCACGCAGATAGAGTGATAATTGCTGCAGATTGGGGCTCTTCTTCCTACAGAAAAATAATAAGCGGAGATTACAAGCAAAATCGAAAAGAAAAATTTGCGGAACAAACAGAAGAAGAACGTATAGCCTTTGAAGAGTTTTTTGAAGAGTTTGAAGCAAGTCTAGAAGTTATGGACGAAAGTGGATACACAGTTCTTCGTTACCAAGGAGTAGAAGCAGATGATATTGCGGGGCACCTTGTAAAGTATAAAGATAAATATAAGCTAGGAAATATATGGCTCATATCTAGTGACCGAGACTGGGACTTACTAATAAGTGAAGATGTAAGCAGATTTTCTTATGTGACGAGGAAGGAAGTCACGCTAGAAAACTGGAATGAACACTACGACTGCACTCCTGAAGAATACATATCTGTAAAGTGTCTTATGGGAGATAAAGGTGACAATGTAGCTGGATTTCCTGGAATTGGTCCAAAACGAGCGGTAAGTCTCGTAAAAGAATATGGTAGTGCATATGATATTTACGAAGCTATACCGATAAATAGTAAGTATAAGTTTATACAAGGATTAAATGAAAATCCAGAGCAAATTCTTAAAAATTATGAACTAATGGATCTTCTCACATATTGTGATGATGCACTAGGCGTGACTAATTTTAAGGACATTCGAGGGAGAATGTTAGGTGAAGTATAAAATAAAAGTCGATTATAATCGAGACGCATATTTATCTGAGTTTAGTAAAAAAACTTTGCAAGATAGATACTTAATTGATGGAGAAATTTCCCCTCAAGATGCGTTTGCGCGTGCAGCTTCTGCATTTGCAAACGATCAAGAGCACGCTCAAAGACTATATGACTACGCAAGTAAGTTATGGTTTATGTTTAGCACTCCTATTTTATCTAATGGAGGCACTACTCGTGGACTTCCAATTAGTTGTTTTCTTAACTATGTAGATGATAGTAGGGAAGGAATTACTAATCACTATACTGAAAATGCTTTTCTCAGCAGTGTTGGCGGGGGTGTTGGAGGCGCTTGGAACGGGGTTCGGAGTGTAGGCTCGAAAACGAGCAATGGCTCCGAAAGCACAGGAGTTATTCCTTTTCTAAAAGTAGTAGACGCAGAAATGTTGGCGTTTAGCCAGGGTGTTACACGTCGTGGTAGCTATGCAGCATATTTGCCAATAAATCACCCAGAAATAGAGGAGTTTTTAGATGTTAGAAAGCCTACTGGAGGGGATATTAATCGCAAATCTACTAATCTTCATCATGGCGTGGTCATTGATGATGCTTTCATGTCTATTATTGAAAATGCAACAAAATTGGTGGGCTACGATGATAGTTGGGATCTTATCGATCCTCATAGTGGTAGAGTAACAAAAACTGTATCTGCTAAAACACTTTGGGTAAAGCTTATTCAAAATCGTATTGAAACAGGCGAGCCTTATATAATGTTTGGAGACACTGTGCAAGAAGCCTTGCCAGAGTGCCAAAAAGAACTAGGATTAAAAGTAAATCACTCAAATCTTTGTAGTGAAATTACTCTTGTTACAGATGAAGATCGCACAGCAGTATGCTGTCTTTCAAGTGTAAATTTAGAAGAATTTGACGAGTGGCAACATCATCCTTACTTTATTTCTGATCTTGTATTAATGTTAGATAATGTGCTTACTTATTTTATTGATAAAGCACCTAATGAGCTATGGCGTGCAAGCTACAGTGCGATGCAAGAACGCAGTATCGGGCTTGGAGCTATGGGGTTTCATGCTTATTTACAACGACATCATACTCCTTTCGAAGGAGTGATGGCAAAGAGTGCCAACATGAGAATGTTTCGGCATATAAAAACGGAGGCACTAAATGCAACTCATAAACTTGCTGAAGAGCGGGGTGAAGCGCCTGATGCACTGGGTTATGGAGTTCGTAACGTGCATCTTTTGGCTGTCGCTCCTAATGCTAGCTCTTCCATTATTTGCGGTAACACTAGTCCTAGTATTGAGCCTTATCGCGCTAATGCGTTTACTCAAAAAACCAAATCAGGAACAAGTTTACAAAAGAATGAATATTTAGAGCATATTCTTCAAGAGCTAGGAGAAGATAATGAAGAAGTATGGAAAAGCATTATTACAAACGGCGGTTCAGTACAGCATCTTGAGTTTTTGGATGATTGGACAAAAGACGTTTTCAAAACCGCAGTTGAAATTGACCAAAGATGGGTTATTGATCTTGCAGCAGATAGACAACAATATATCTGTCAAAGTCAGTCCTTGAATGTATTTTTTCCTGCAAATGTATCAAAGCAAGAACTTCATGCTATTCATATGATGGCATGGAAAAAGAAAGTAAAAACTCTTTACTATCTAAGATCAGAAGCCTATCGTAGAGCTGAAAAAGTTTCAGACCAAATGCTAAGGCAGATGGTTGTAGATAGTACAGATGAAGGCGCTTGTTTAGCGTGTGAGGGTTAATATGAGCAATTTATTGCATGAAAGAGAGTACTATAAGCCTTTTAATTATCCTTGGGCTTTTGAGCATTATCAAAGCCAGCAGCATATGCACTGGCTTCCAGCGGAAGTAAATTTAGCAGATGATCTAAGAGATTATCGTGAAAAACTTACTCCAGAAAATCGCCGACTTATCAATCAGATTTTTAGATTTTTTACACAAGCAGATGTAGACGTTTGTTGTGGCTATGCAAAGCATTACTTACCCACATTTAAGCAACCAGAAGTACGAATGATGCTTTCTGCCTTTGCTGCAATGGAGGCGGTACACCAAGAAGCGTATTCGTTGCTTCTCGAAACGCTTGGTTTTGGTGACGATGAGTATCAAAAATTCTTTGAGCACAAAGAAATGATGGATAAACACGAGTATCTTTCAAACTTCGGAATGGATACGCCAATGAATATTGCAAAAACTATGGCGATTTACTCTGGATTTACAGAAGGAGTACAGTTGTTTAGTAGTTTTGCAATTTTGCTAAATTTCCCTCGTCACAACTTGATGAAAGGTATGGGCCAGATTGTTACATGGTCTATTCGAGACGAAACACTCCATGTAGAAGGTATGTCGCAGCTATTCCGTACATTTATTCAAGAGAACCCTCAGCTATGGAATGATGATTTAAAGTATGAAATTTACTGTGCAGCGGAACGTACAGTAGAGCTTGAAGATGCTTTTATTGATCTTTGTTTTAATGGAGCTGAAATTCCCGATCTTACTCCTGAAGAAGTAAAAGAGTATATTCGATACATTGCAGATCGAAGACTTCTTGGATTGGGAATGAAAAAAATATTTAGTAGTGAGAAAAACCCTTTACCTTGGTTAGATTATATGTTAAACGGGGTAGAGCATACTAACTTTTTTGAAAACCGTGCCACAGAGTATGCTCGCGCGAGTACTACTGGAAACTGGCAAGATATATTTAAATAGGAAATTATAATGACAGAAGAAGATACTCGACCTAGAATTACTTTCGAAGGCGAAGAATATGTATACGAAGATTTATCTGATAAAGCAAAGTATTTTGCTAATCAGCTACAAACTTTGAATAAGGATATTAATGACTGCCAAGCTCTTGC